ATTTTACGAGAAGATAATATCTTAAAACTTAAGATAATCTTACTCATCATTTATTGCGTTTTTACAGTAGTCATAGTTCTGATAACGAATGGATCTCCCGAAGCTTGGCTTCAGGAGCTCCTTTTGCAAGGAGGAAATGCCATTTCAGGCACGTCACCAATAAAGGTGACATCGTGACCACCCGTTCAAGTTCCCTCAACACTAATCCGTTGTTTTATAGCAACAGTAGTTCTGGGGGGAATGGGCAATACGAGGTAGTTGACAATGTTAAAAGATTGAAGTGGAATGATTACACCGCATCGTTTCATCGCGAGGTAAGAACTCCAGGTCGATCTGTAAAATTGCCAACAACAGACCAGTGGTGGAACTGCACACTAGCTGCAGGATCTATCATGACTAGCAATGACGAATTAACCCTCCAGTCGCGTTTATCCGAGGCAGTAAAAGGTCACCAGTTTAATCTGGCGGTCTCAGCTGCGCAAGGTAAGCAAACGACTGATATGGTAGTCAATGCTGTCCAAAGTATTGGTGGAGCTATCCGTGATCTAAAGAAAGGCCGTTTTGAATCGGCTGCTCGAAGATTCGGAGTAAATCAGAGACCGAGTAAGTTATCTGAAAAAGATATCTCAGGTCGCTGGTTGGAGTTACAGTACGGATGGAAACCTTTAATAAGTGATGTTTACGAAGCTGCGAAAGCATATGAGGCCATTACTAATGGTCCACGTGTCTCTCGTGTCAGCGTAAGCATTTCTCGTGAAGGTCTCAAAAACACTTCTACGTCTTCTTTTAACTGGACCGGTCAAGGTACAGTTAAAGAACGTTGGAGGTTGGTTTACGAGATGTCCGAACAGTTGTCAAGTGCTCGGTCGTTGGGTCTAACAGACCCACTTTCGGTTGCTTGGGAATTGATCCCGTACAGCTTCGTTGTCGATTGGTTTTTACCAATCGGTAGCTATCTTGAGAACTTAAACACAATTCCTAAGTTAAGAGGTCGATTTATGACTATCAAAACCAGGAGGTTCCAATGTAGCGCAGTTCAAGGACCGAACCCGAACGTTCAGTGGATTAATAAACCCACTACGTTTAACTCTCAGTTTTATTTCACGAGAGTGGTTAGTACGTCCTTAGCTGTTCCGAAGCCGTCGTTTGAATCTTTGACGGATGCTATGTCTCCAAGTAGAATCTGGAATGCAATAGCATTAGTAACTCAGCGTATACGATAGCACGTTTCTTGATCATACGTTAATTGATCAATATCATGTTTCATACCCTAGAAGGAGCCTTATAATGGCCACAATGACAAATTTACTAGTCAAAGACGATGCAAATCCCTTAGTTGAACAGACTCTTGTTCCAATCACCGATACGCCTGAACCTTTCTGGCGCTCAAATGCGGCAAGTGTGCCGTATGAAGGTCAGATTCGGTTAACGCAATCGGTGGTTAAACAAAAGAATGGCAGCTATAAGATCACTGCTAAGTTGGAAGTACCGGTAATGGAGACATTAGGTGCGTCAGGGACATCATTCGGGTATGTTGCTCCACCCAAGGTTGCATACGTAACCACGGCCATCGTAACGATGTTCGCGGATAGACGTAGCACAATCGCGGATCGGAGTAACTGCCTTAAAATGATGATAGGACTGTTAGCCGGAGCTTCATCAGTAACAGCGACTGGTACCATAAATGGTGCTAGTGCAGCTGATGCTGTGAAAAATTCGGTGGCTGCGTTTCCGCAGTTATTTTCAGCCCTTATTCTTGCTAGTTGATTTTTGACTAGCGAATAATCCCGGGCGGTATAATACCGCTCGTCTATACCTTAGGAGGTACAGTATGGATTACGTAAAAGAATTCCCTGCCGATAAGTCCTTAATCATTATCGGTCGGTTAGCCGAGACTTGCTCTCGTTTAGGTGGTCAACTTTCAAAACATCTGTATAAGATGTTTCTGGACGGAGATTATTTAGGTATAATCAATTTTTCATTTGATTATACTGAAGATCGAACAACCGACGACTTTTTATATGCTCGTCAGATTCAGGCTCTCCTATCAAAACAGGAGTGGTTGGATTTGGGGATTAATAAAGAAGCTGTTGCGTTCGACACCTTTATGAAAGCAGAAAAGCTATGTGAAGAGACGAACCTTCGTTTTAGAGGCAATCTATCTGACGTTTCGTCAGATATTCACGGCGTATTACACGCTGCGAGTAGAAAAATAGATACCATCTTAGGCGAAGTTCCTTCGTATTCTGAGCTAAACTTTTCATTTGGTCCTGGCGCTACAACCAACGTTAAAAGAGCGCGGTCTAACCCTCGGGTTAAACTAGAAGCTCAACTTACTTGTAGTTACGAATTCGTTTCCCATGCGAAGGAATTTTTAGCAGAATTCCCTAGTTGGACGGAGTCTAAAGTCGACGAACAAAATCGACTTAAACTATATCCGTCTCATGGTAAACTTCAGTTCGTACCCAAAAGCTCTAAAACAATGCGCTCAATCGGCGTAGAACCTCTCCTTAATGGCTTCGGCCAACAAGGAATTGGAAAATACATCCGAAAGAGATTGCAGCGTGCTGGAGTAGATCTAACTGATCAAACTCGTAATCAGCGGTTAGCTTGTATTGGAAGTATCGATGGTAGCTTAGCTACTGTTGATATGTCCAGTGCAAGTGATACAATTGCTTATAATTTGGTCATGCACCTCCTGTCATGGGATTGGTTCGAATTTCTGGATCGATTCCGTACTGGATCTGTAACGTACAAAGATAAGATAATTAAATTGCAAAAGTTCTCTAGTATGGGAAATTCTTATACTTTTGAACTCGAGTCATTAATTTTCTATTCTCTGGCGTACGGAACGTGTACCCATTTGGGGTTAGACCCTAAGTTAGTCAGCGTCTACGGGGATGATGTTATCATTCCTGTAGCAGCCATGCCTTTGCTCGAAC